GAAAGTGGAATGATCTACAACACGCTTACAAAAGAAATATTTGATGGAGATAAAGGGGTAGAGGTCATACCTTGTTCATATCAACGTCAATATATTGAATGGCAAGATAGAGGCAAGGGCACTGGTGCTCCTGTTAATATTTATCCTGGTGACAGTGACATACTGTCAAAAACTCAACGAGATGATCAACGTAAAGATAGATTATCAAATGGTAATTATATCGAAGATACGGCTAATCATTTTTGTTTGATTAAAAGCGATAACGGAGTTTGGTCACAAGCTTTGATCGCTATGAAAAGCACACAAAGAAAGAAATCAAAAAGATGGAACTCTTTGATGCTTGGGTTAAAGTTAAAAGGTTCGAAGGGGTTATTTACACCACCTTCTTACTCCCACATTTATTCTTTGAAAACGATTGCAGAATCGAATGATTTGGGTGAATGGTTTGGTTGGGACGTCTCTAGAGTCGGTCCAATCGAAGATGCTGACTTATATTCACAAGCAAAAGCTTTCTCCGCGTCTGTAGATGCTGGTGAAGTAAAAGTTAAGCATGATGATGAAAGTGTTGACAACGCGGCTTCCGACGCATACTAAACACTTGAACCAAAACAACGAGGGAGCGACATATTTTCCTCCAAGAAAAAATTGCTCCCTCAACTATGAATGAGAAATTATGGATGAGAGAAAAAAGTTTATTGAGATATTTTCAGGGCTAGAGAGAGCCTACGGTCAAACAAAAAGCCGTTCAAAAAATCAAAGTGGAAAATTAGAAACAGATTCTTGGATTGTCAAAGAACAATTAACGGAACAAAAATGGCATGATCATCTTGATGGTAAAGAACCATCGCTTGGTATTATTCCTATTAAAGACAACAATACGACGACGTGGGGCGCTATTGATATAGACTCCTACGATGGGTTCGATCATAAAAAATTAATTAAACAATTGAACGACAATAAACTCCCATTAGTTGTGTGTAAGTCAAAAAGTGGGGGCGCTCATGTATTTTTATTTGTAAAAGAACCAGCAAAAGCAGTGGATATGCAGATGAAACTGACAGAGATAGCTGCATGGTTAGGCTACGGTGAAACTGAAATTTTTCCAAAGCAAATAGAATTAAACCCGAAAGGGACAGGGAACTTTTTAAACTTGCCGTATAACCACCCAGAGTATCCGACAAGATATGCGTTAGATGATGAAGGTAATGCATTGGATAATTTGGGTATGTTTATAACGCATTATGAAAGTAAAGTCGTATCGAATCTCGACATGGTAGCTATAAAGAAAAAAGAACGTGATAGTGATGATTGGAAGGGTGCACCTCCATGTTTAGTGACACTAGCATCACGTGGCTTTGCTCAAGGCTCACGGAACGAATCATTATTTCAAGTTGGTATTTATTTACGACAACGTTTTCAAGAATCAGAATTAGAAGATAAGTTAGATTATTATAACTTAAAATATTTTCAACCACCTCTGCGCAGTAAGGAAGTGCAGACGTTATTGAAACAAGTTGGTGATAGAAAAAATTATTTTTACAGATGTAAGTTACCTATCTTTGCAGAAGTATGTGAAGAGATGAAATGTAGAAATACCAAACATGGTATTGGTAAAGGAGCTACATCTTCTATATCAAGTTTAAAAAAGTTTGTGTCAGATGAACCTGTATTTGAAGTTACACACAACGGAAAAGTTTTAGTTATAGACGGAGATACCTTGGCAAACCATTCTCGATATAAAGCAGCGTGTATAAAACAAATAAATGAAAGCCCACAACCCATACGTGCGGATGCATGGGCTGATAAAGTACAATCATTATTTGATGATCCTGGTTATGAACAAATAATTATGCCAGGTGAGCTTAGTTCTAATGGTCAGTTCTTATCATATCTACAAATATTTATTCAAAACAATGGTGGTGCAAAAGATAGACAAGATATGTTGCAGGGTATGGTTTACGAGCAAGACAAGCATTATATGTTTAAACCACAAGCACTACGTGATTTCTTAAAAACAAAACGATTTACAAAACTCACAGACGTTGGACAGTTTAAAGTATTCTCTGATTTTGATGGTAAAGCAGAAAAGATACGTATTGAAGATAAGCCACATCACATTTGGAAAGTGCCAACAACAATTGTTGAGGCGGAGTACAAGTTAAAAGAAAATGAATTTAAAGAGAAGGAGGCATACTAATGAAAAGAATACACGTTAATATGCATAAGGTAAGAGCAAATAAAAAATATGGGACAAATGAACCTGTGATAACAATTAAAGAGGGTAAGAAAAATACCTATTGTCATGAAGTTTCTATTTTAGGTGAATCAAAAGTTGTCTACAGACCAGAAAAACCTTTGAGCTGTGGTGCTAAAGTGTGGATTGAAACAGAAGCGGAGCTAGATATTAAATGAAAAGAAATATAGTTATAGGTCCTCCTGGAACGGGCAAAACAACTTTTTTAAAGAACAAAGTTGATACATTAATTAACGACGGACACTGCAGACCTGATGAGATTGGCTATTTTAGTTTTACTGTAAAAGCTGCTGAGGAGATACGTGATAGAGTTACGAAAGAAGAGTGGAGTGAAGATGAGTTAAAAAAGATGTATCCATACTTTTGTACGTTGCACTCGCTTGCGTATAAACGATTACAGTTGCAACAATCACAGATCATGGATCAATTTGACTATGATGACTTATCGCGGCTCACGGGACGTGTTTTTGTTAATAAAATGAAAAAAGGTAATGGCGTTGACATATCTATGCCAACAGCAAAAAGTGAATATCAAGACATTATTAATTTAGCATACGCTAAGTACCCTGATGACGACGATAGACTTTCAAAAGTATTTAGAACAGTAAAATTAAATGATTACGGTGCACGTAGCACGATAGAACAAATGGATTTAGATTTAAAAAATTTTAAACGTGATCGTGATAAATTAGAATACGTTGACTACTTCAATCATTTTTTACAACGACGTAATCCACCAAAATTAAAATATTTATTTGTTGATGAAGCACAAGATCTATCAGTTCATCAATGGAAAGTCATAGACATGATACAAGAAGTTGCACAACCAATTGAAACATATGTTGCTGGTGATGATGACCAAGCTATCTTTCGTTGGGCAGGTGCAGACATAGAACACTTTATAGCTATGGCTACAAATGATGAACACAATATTATTCCTCTTACACAATCGTATCGCATACCTAAAAGTGTGCACAGTATTGCCACAAATTTAGCACAGGCAATATCAAGAAGGATACCAAAAGAATACGCACCAAGAGATGAAGAAGGGGAGAGAAAAGTCTTAAATATCAGACCTTTAAACAAAGGAATTGCAGAAGGTGAGTGGTTAATTTTATGTCGTACACATGAGATTGTGCAGCAAGTTAGTGAGTCTTTAGAGACATATGGATGGTTGTATAAACGTTATGGTCAATCCGTTATTAATTTAAAATATATCGAAGCCATCAAAGCGTGGACCACGCTGCAAAATGGTAAAAGTATTTCTGGTTTGTTATGTGATGTTGTTTATCAATTCATGGACAGCTCTCGTATTAAAAGAAACTACGGAACATTTAAAGGTGATCATGCAGAGTTTTTTACTTTAGATGATTTGATTACAGATTATGGTTTACGTCAAACAATAAATGACATGGATGTAAAAGAATTGAAATGGTATGATGTATTGAATGCGAAAGGACTTAGAAAGAGAATAAATTATTTACGAAAAATTATGCGTGAAGGAAATAAATTAGATGACAAACCACGTATAGAAGTATCCACGATACACGCAAGTAAAGGTGGTGAGAGAGATAATGTTATGTTATTAACAGATTTATCGTATGGTCCTTACAAATCGTCGACAGAAACACAGCAAGGAAGAGATGATGAAGCAAGAGTTTTTTACGTAGGTATGACACGCGCTAAAAAGAAATTAGTTATTGTACGTCGCACGGATGCACAATTTGAATACGAACCAATATTTTTTCATGAGAGAAAAGCCAGCTAGTAAAAAGTGGTTTGATGAGCTTGACAAAGCTGCTGCCAAACATCTTGTTAAACTTGGTGTGGAGAAAGATTGGAAAGAAATTTATCGTAAGATGAAAAACAGAAGGAGGCGACGTGAAAGAGCAACCTAATTGGTTTCCTAAAGTACACCGCATGCCCAGTGAATGGGTTATGCCTGACCACTTCCCTGATCTATCTGGTTATGACGAGATAGCAATTGATTTAGAGACAAGAGATCCTGGCATCAAAGATACAGGTCCAGGATATATTCGTAAACACGGTGAAGTAGTTGGTATTGCTGTGGCAGTAGACGGGTGGTGTGGTTATTATCCCATCGCTCACGAAACACCGCCCAATATGGACAAAGCTATTGTTACCAAATGGATTAAAAAACAATGCTCGTACGAAGATAAAAACTATATATTTCACAATGCTTTCTATGATGTAGGTTGGTTAAAAGCGATGGGTGTTGACATCAAAGGTAAAATAATTGATACTCTTATTGCGGCACCTTTAGTAGATGAAAATAGGTTTCGTTTCGATCTAAACACTTTAAGTAAAGATTATCTACAAGAGTCGAAATCGGAAACCCAACTCTACGAAGCTGCCAAAATGTGGGGCCTTGATCCTAAAGGAGAAATGTGGAAGCTTCCTGCCTCGCACGTTGGAGAATACGCAGAGCAAGATGCTGCTGTGACGTTAAAGTTATGGCATCATTTACGCGGTGAAATACAAAAACAAAACCTCGTTAACATTTTTGAATTGGAAACAGATTTATTTCCTGTTCTATTTGAAATGAAACAACGCGGGGTGCGTGTTGATTTAGAAAAAGCGGAGGATATTAAGAATGATTTATTATCGAAAGAGAAAAAACTTCTTACATCAATTAAAAAACTTACTAATCAAGACGTGGAAGTATGGGCTGCTGCCTCTGTGGCAAAAGCTTTTGATGTTCTTAAAATTAAATACGATCGAACGCCAACAGGTCAACCAAAGTTTGATAAGAACTTTCTTTCAACACATGATTCTCCTCTTGCTAAAATGGTTGTGGAGTGTCGTGAAATCAACAAAGCGAGAACAACGTTTATTGAGAGTATCACCAAGCATTCGTACAGAGGGAGGATTCATGCTGAAATACACCAAATGCGTTCGGATCAAGGAGGAACGGTAACAGGGAGATTTAGTTACAGTAATCCTAATCTACAGCAAATACCAGCACGGCACGCGATCCTCGGCCCACTGATCAGAAGTATTTTTATTCCTGAAAAAGATTGTGAGTGGGGTATCTTTGATTACTCGCAACAAGAACCACGGCTCGTCGTTCACTACGCAAGCATGAAACATTTTACAGGAGCTAGTAAGTTTGTTGATTCGTACAGAGAAGATGAAACAACAGACTTTCATACCATGGTATCAGAGATGGCTGACATCCCACGTAAACAAGCAAAGACAATTAATTTAGGATTATTCTACGGCATGGGTAAAGGTAAACTGATGTCACAGCTCGGTGTTAATTTAGAAACAGCAAGTGATCTATTAGCAGCATACAATGAGCGCGTACCTTTTGTTAAGCAATTGATGAATGATACAATGAACAAAGCGGGTAAGAAAGGTTATCTCTCTACATTTGAAGGTAGAAGATGTCGTTTTGATTTATGGGAACCAACAAATGAGTGGGGACAAAAAGCATTACCTTTGGCACAAGCTCAACAGCAATACGGAGAAAGCATGATTAAACGTGCTTGGACCTACAAAGCGTTGAATAGATTGATACAAGGCTCTGCTGCTGATCAAACAAAGAAAGCGATGTTAGAACTAGCCAAGGAAGGATATTTAGCACATATACAAGTACATGATGAGTTAGACTTTTCTGTTGCAAGCGAACAGGATAAGGATAAAATTAAAGACATTATGGAAAATTGTGTGCAACTCGAAGTGCCTAGTAAAGTCGACGTTGAATGCGGTGACAACTGGGGCGACGCAGGTGATTAAGATTTGGTTATTAATTTCTATGATTTCTCTACCTGGTATGCCGTCTGTCAAGCACACGGCTGAGTTATATTTTAATCAAGAAATATGTGAAAATCGCCGTGTTATTATAGAAAATAATATTTATGCGAGAGCAGAGGAGACAGGAATTAACCCTGTATACGTAGAAACATGGTGTCTTGAGTCAAATATGTTTGTTGAAAATAGTTCTTGACTATCCCATTAAATTAGATTAAAGACTCAATTAAATGAGAATGGTGCAACATTCTCTGAGTATGGCTGAACAACAGTCTCCAGGTTGTAAGGCACGGCTCTCACAAGGTATGGTCAAATGACTGAGGGTGTGAGGGTTGGTTCTGAAGTACTTGTTAGCATAGGAAATGTTGACTGGACGGGAAAAGGTTGGGGGTAGTCAAAGAATCCCCCTACTCACTTAACGAATAAGAAAGGAATCATATGGGTATTATTGGAGGTAAAAGAAAAAAAATACAGCCAGAAACTGTTTTAAACCCTTTTAACCATGATAGTAGAATAGCTAAAACGCATACGTCAGATGGTAGACCTATTGAACTGGTACAAGGAAGTAACACACCTAGAGCAGCATTAGTGGATATACCAAGTAAAAAAAGAAAAGGTCCAAGGGGTATTGTGCAATATAACATGCAACAGGGAACAGGAAAAAGGCACTTAGCTAAAGCATTAAAGAAACCATTAAAAAGGAGAAAGAAATGAAACTAAAAAAAGATTACGAAGATACTTTTAAAGAAGGTTTTCGTTTAGGTGTGCGTCTAGCACGAGCAAAGGCTTGTTTAGAAAACGCACGCAGTGCGAAAGCTTTAGGTGATACACGATTAGAAAAGTTACACCGAGAGTTTGCGCAAGACTGGACGGAGCTTGCTAGAAATAGTGGGCGTAAGTTTACACCGTCCGCGGCTCACGAACCAGAGCAATCGGCATTTGATTTCGGCGACATCGAATACCAGGAGCATTTATCTAAGTTGCCATTCAAGGAGACAGGATGAACATTAAGAAGTTTAAAAGTGTGGCAGTAGCCATTGACACCTATAGACTATTAAAGAAACTAGCTGCCGCCGACGATAGGTCGGCTGGCATGCAAATCACCTATTTAGTAAAACAAGAGGCAAAGAAAAGAAAGCTTGCTGCATGACCATCATGCCAAAGTTTACATCATATCGTAAATTTAAACCTGATTGGAAATATGAAAAAGAAACATGTGGTGAATGTAGTAAAGAGTACACAAAAGATAACATGATGTGTACGCAAGAACGTAAAAATCTTTACCTTTGGTATTGTATTCGATGTTACAATTTCTTGCCAAAATCATAAGCATTCTGTGCATATGCGGGACGATACTGGCGGGTGTATACATTTTGGTATATTATTCGCCGTATCAAACGTTTATGCGTGATTGCATTAACAATGAAATGGGTGAATTTGGTACGGAGTACTGCACCTGGAAATATGACAAAGTGATGCTTTGTAGAAAGGAGAGTGTATGTTTCACTTATGGCATCTTACCGCCATCGTAGGCGTGTTTGTATTAGGATTTTTTGCAGGAAGATGGTCCATGCGGATTTATCTCAGTGCAAAACTTGAAGAATTAGAAAATAAAGTGGCAGCGGAACAATTGGCAAAAGAAAAGGAAGGTATGGAATGGGCCGCAAGACGTCACTAAAAGATAGATTACTTCGTGAGTATGTGAAGGTGTCAAAGACCGCGCCCCGCGAACCACGGAACTGGAGAGAAGTTGCAAGCCGCATGAGGTGGGAGCGATTGAGAAAAATATTGTGGAGGCGTTATGATTATATGCGATCATTGTAAAGGTAATGGGTATCATAGATTTAGATTTGAGGCGGAGGAAGTCGTTAAACAGTGTAAGGTTTGTCACTCACAAGGGGAACTCGATGAAAATAAACACTACCATCAAGCGTGGAGTGGTGGGGTATCGGATGAACAAGACAACTTTTATTGGGGACCACCCTTGGACCCCGAATCATTCAAAAACTACAAGATTTATTCAGAGTGAACCAATAGTTAAAGTAAAGAGAGGTGAAGAACCTCCTTTTTAGTTGTGTCAACATGTTTTTTACCTTATAGTTTCGGGTAGCAAATGTTTTTAAACATATGTAACTCCCGATTAGGAGCTGCCTGTGAAGCGAAATGCCTAACTACGGCGGCTCCGTCAAAATGAAAGGCTAAAACATGGGCGGAATGGTAAGATTGTTGGCAACTCTTGGAGCCAAGGGTGCTAGTAAATTTTTTAAAAGAAGAAAACAATTAAGCGGTGGTAAAAAAGCTGCTAAATCCGCTGCAGCAGCTTTAGCTGCTGGGGAATTTGTCAAAAGAAAACAACAAATATCAAGGGCAAAAAAAACAAAGCCTATTAAGAAAGCCATGGGTGGTGAAGCAGCAGAGAGTGTTGGAAGAGCTATAGTAGAGAGAAGTCAACGCAAAATTCGAAGAGATGAAGTGGATGAAATGCTCGATAGATTGTATGGCACAGGGATTAAACCAAAGAAAAAGCCAAAGAATCCAAATAGAATTAAACCAAAAATTAAACCAAAAACGAAACCAAAGAAACTATAGGAGAGTATCATGCCACCAAAACAAAAATTAAGTAGAACTAGAAAAGCATTTGAATTAGCTAAAAAAAGAAAACCAACTGGACGAATAAATAAAGATGATATTGCAAATGCATTAAGCTCATTAGGACTTACACCAGGACTAAAAGCAAAATTAATTAAACAAATGAAACAAGCAGGTGGAATTACGAGCTCTGATGCATTGAAAGCAAATGCTGCAATGTTAAAAAA